ATGATGAAAAAAATCGTTCTGACAATGTTGTTACTGGCAAGCTCAGGCGCCGCGCTAGCGGCGCCACAGGTGATCACCGTGAGCCGTTTTGAAGTGGGCAAGGACAACTGGGCGTTCACCCGTGAAGAAGTGATGTTAACCTGCCGTCCGGGGAATGCGCTGTACGCCATTAACCCGAGCACCCTGGTGCAGTATCCGCTGAATGATGTCGCCGAGCAGGAAGTGAAGGCCGGCAAGACCAGCGCTCAGCCGATTTCTGTCATCCAGGCCGACGACCCGCAGCATCCGGGACAAAAAATGAGCCTGGCGCCATTTATCGAACGTGCGCAAAAGCTCTGCTGATAATTACCTATATCACTTTGTTTTAAAGATAAAAAACCGCCGGCGTCTGGTAAGAAAACGCGGCGGTTTTTTGTTGGCGCAACGGATTTTGTCAGCAATTTTTCAACCGCTTTTGTCGCGGACTGGAAAACCTGTCACAGTCAACTATTCTTATAAGGCAAGGCGACTTAGCCTGCATTAATGCCAACTTTTAGCGCACGGCTCTCTCCCAAGAGCCATTTCCCTGGACCGAATACAGGAATCGTATTCGGTCTCTTTTTGATGCCCTTTAGATTCAATCACTTATAGATGCATCACCGAAATTCTCCGAAATTTTTCCGAATTTCTGTATTCCGGTCGAACCCACTTATATCACAAGAAAACCCGCCTTAACATTCCCTTTACATAAAAATCAGATCATAACGTACGAATGTTGGTCTCTTTCGTCCAGATACAATTTTGTCGTATTTTCTGACGTATGCCCCAGCAACCTTTGCGCAAACTCTTCCCCGTGTAGCTCCTTAAACAGACGGCCTGATAAGCTGCGGATCTCGTGAAACGTTGGCGGGTTATCGCTCGTCTCTATTCCTGCCAATTTTCTTGCCTTAACAAAATTCTTTGTCAAACCGTCAGGATGCAAGCTCCCCGTAGGACTGTTCTTCCATGCTCCGGCACTAATCAGAAAATCGGTGTTACTCAACTTCCTGCAGCGGTCGATCACTTTATCCAGTCGCAGCCCGGCTACTGGCAAACTGAGTGAAAGGGGAATGGCAATGCGCATTCCTGTTTTCTTCTGAGTTACATGTAACCGGTCATCGTAAATATGGCTGAACTGGAAACTAACGATATCCTCCCGGCGCTGCCCGGTGATAAGTGCCAGGTCCATCGATAGCCCGAACCAGTCTGGAAGTAAATCGGCTTTATCCCTCGTGGCTATATAGGCATCAAATCTTAATCGGTCACGCTCCACTATAATTTTCGGCGTTCTGGTCGGCTCTACCGGGTTCTGTGTTACATGGCCGTTTACGATCGCCTCTCGGAACATGTCAGAAAGCACAGATCGCATCGATGCCGCCATATTATTTTTTCCTGCCGCAATCCACTGCTGAAGAAATTCGGCAACATGCCGGGTTGTCACCTCCGCCAGTATCATCCCTCCCATCTGTTCCCTGATTGTTGCTAGCTGGTTTCCTCTGGCCTTGTAGGTATGGGCCGCCAAATTGCGACGAATAAGGATCTCGTAATAACTGTCGATCCACTTGCTGACAGTTAGCGAATCAAGCCCCTTTAATTTCTCTATAAGCGCAACCGGCGTGAAATTTTGCGCGATGTAATTGTTGGCTTCTATGGCCTGTGCGATTGCATCGCGGCGTGAGATTTGCCCAAGCGGAAACTCTTTCCCACTGATCGGATTGCGCCAGTAAAATGCTTTGCTTGATTTTCGAAAGGTAAGATTTTTCGGTAAATTAGCATCGTATTTTTTTCGACTCATCGATCAGCTTCTCCAATAAAGGGCTCTTTGTGCCAGGTCGCCCGTTGGGGTGGTGTTGTGAAAGGATCTTGCCAGGTTTATTCGGCTTGATATAGAAAGCATCAGGATCGACACGGTACTCACGGCCGTGTAGTTCCGGTGCCGGGTAGATATTCCCATTCCTTGCCCAGCGGCGAAGAGTACCTATCGGCGGAGTGTCATCCGGATAATGCTTAGCGGCCCAGGTTGTCAGTTTAATATGTGCCATGACTTCCTCTCAGCCAGGGGCATTTTAAACATGCCTCCCGGCGTTAATTGATTCTTAAAAATCACTTCAGCTAAGTCGTGCTGATTGTCGTGATACTGCTTCAACTCCGCGCGCGGTTTCTTGCATGCTCGACAGGCGGCGCAACTCCGTTAATGCTCTACGGTGTAACCCACGTTCCTTTAATTTCTGTATGGTCTGTTCACATTGCTGAATTTCCCACAGAGAGAACCTGGACGGTGGCGCTGGCTTGGAGAATGCCGGGACATAACCGGGAGCCGCGGAGTAAATGCCAGCGCGACCATCTTTCGCCATGACTGCAACGCCAGTTTCAACAAGCTTTTTCAGAAAGTCATAGCATGAGCGATCATTCAGCCCGACATTTTCGGCGATTTCAGAAACCCGTGCGCCAGGGTAGTAGTGGATGTAATTTGCGATTTTTTCTTTTACTGAAAGCGTCATAGTAATAGCGGCCTTTCGGCCGCCCTCCATTAGCGAACCTGCAGAGACTCGGGGCCAACTTCAAGATGCGCGCCTTGTATATCTTGCCCGGCTTCGATTGCTTCTTTGATTTTCTTCTTGTCTGGTGCAACGACTGTTGCCACGTCCACCAATTCATCCGGAAGTTGGTCAACATTGTCGATGATTACTGACAGTGAACCTTTTCTAACCGTTAGCGTATTGCGTTCGGTTTTGAAGTTCTTCAAATCGGCAGCTTGCATACATTTCAGGATGTAATCCTTCAGATTTTTGGCCTGTCCTGTGAATGATTTTTTACGATCGCTGAGGCGTTTAAGTTCATCATCCAAAGTCTTGGCCTGACCTTCCAGATTTCTAACCAAAGACATGATCCCATCGAATTTATCGCCAAGCGCCAGCTCTTCACCTTCAATCGTGTCGGAGATATCATCAAGGGTAAATTCACCTGACTCTACAAGAGCCAGAAGCTTATTCATGTTGGCGGCGATACTAATTGCGGTAGTGTTCTGGCTCATGCTGATTGCTCCTGATTGGTTAATTCTGTAACACGTTTGTCTTTAATTTGTGCCAGTCGGCGCAGGCGACCGGAAAGATATTTCGCATGATCAAGGTCACCTTTAGCCTCAGCGGCTTTACGATGCACCTCGACTTCACGAGCGATCGTGTCGAAAGTCTTTTTCACTTCATTAGGCGTGACACCTTTTTCCATGGTGTTAGCCACACGACTCATTTTTTCATCCAGCTCATTACGGAGACGGGTAACGTCCTCGGCCTTATCGCTGGCGTTTTTAATGTCGAATTCCTGTTTGTTTTCGATCTGATATTCAGGCGTGTCATACAGCCCCAACCAGACATCAGCAGAGAATCCGAGCAGAGACAGCGCTTTTTTCAATGCATCAGTGAGTGATTTTTTCTGTGCTTCGCCATCGCACTTGATGCCATTCTTTGTTTTAAACATGTAAGGAGTCGCACCGTAAGCGATCACCGACCCTTCTTCATCGCCGTTCTGGTACCAGAGACGGATCCGGATGCTATGGTTCTGTTCATAAAGAAGGGTGCCATCACCATCACGCAGCATGCGCGTACCAACAAATTTATCGTCCTTATAAACCGGCTCAGAGAACGGGGCTCCGGGGATCATCCTGTCTTCCTGAATTTCGTATCCCCAGCGGCTACCGATAGGACCAAAAATTTCAGTGGCTCGCATGATCATGTACTCGGCGTTGATACTGGTTCCTTCAAAGCCTGTACCTGTCATCTGTTTTGTGAAGCGCGGATCTGTGCGCATCACACTGCGCCAGATAGCCATATTTTCACGGGCTGTATCTGGTTTCTCAGCCAGTTCTTTTTCAAGGCTGGCACCGACCCCCTGATAATCATTAACAGGTGCTGGTGCCTGAGGTTGTTCCGCTACTACGGCATCGGATTTTTTAGCTGGTGGCTTGGTTAGATCTTCAGTAATCCAATTTTTATCCTCTGCGTTGCTGATCCCCTCGATATACTCGCCACGGTCAGCTGCAAGCTGCTTATCAACGTCCTCACGCTTCGGTAATTCCTCAGCTTTCCATGTGCCATTTTTACGGGCCTGATATTCCTCCTGGCTGATTTCCTTTGCACCATCAGCTAACGCTTTCTCAAGCCCGGTGATTTTGTTAGCGCGCCCGACTTTCTCGCCGTCGGCAAGCAGGAAATAGAAGGGGCCCTGACGCTCTACCTGTTCTTCCTGCGTCGTCTCAGGCTCGACAGATGACAGTTCCGGATCATCAGTGCCAGTTTCTTCCTGTTCATCTGCCACTGATTCAGGGCCGTTCTGCGGTTCTTGTTCGTCGTCATTTTCATTTACCTGATAATCCGGGAGCAGGGGATTCCCTGCAAAACGCTCGCGAACGTAAGCGAGACGGCCAGCATCATCTTTTGCTAATTTGAGATCTTTCATCCCTTCGATAGTTAAAGAGTAAAGTTCGCTCTCAGGCAGGGTGAAGATCCCAGGAATCTCACTCAGCGTTTCATGCCATGCGCACCAGTGAGAGTCGCGAATTTTAATAATCTCTTTTGCATTCTTTACGTCAGATGCGCTGGCATTTTCCGGGTTGACCCCCATCACCAGCATGGCTAACACAATGTCAAAACGATCCGTATCAGCGCCGCTGGCTTTCGCTTGTGCTGCACTGTTTGTTTGCTGAATAGTCTGGGTAGCAGCTTTTTCGCGCGCGATTTCCACCACTGATTTAGAAGGTCCAGTTTCCTTGCGTTCAGAGTCCTGGCGTTTTTTCCAGTTATGCAGCTCTGCCTTAATTTCAGGCCATTTTTTGTTAGGTGCACATTTATGCTTAACCCAGCCAATGGCGAATAGCTTGCGCTCCGGATACATCGCGTTAATTTCAGGAGTCTTGTTGAGAGCCTCGACAATGTGGCCTTCAAAAGTGGCTGCGTCGTCCTGGAGGAGTTCCAGTGCATCGGCGAGTAGATCCTGGGTAATAATTGTGGAGTCATATTTCACCAGAACAGCGTTTTGCATTGGCTTTGACAGCTTGTCAAAGTCTACTTCGTTAGTATTATTCTCCAGTTTTACGGGGCGTTTATTCTCAAAATCCCAACCGTAATCATTCAGAATTTCAGCATCCCATGTGTCAATAGCTGCATGAACAATAACTGCTTCGTCTGCGGTCTCGTAAACAACAGTGTCGCAAGCTTCATCGTCAATTTCTGGATATTCTTCTACGAACTTCATTGTAGAAATTGCGCGAGCCTGGCGAATGTTTGCAGCTTCAAATGTGAAGGTGGTTTTAAATGTTGGCTGAATATCATCAGCACCTTTTCCCACAGCGTAAAAAGTATATTGAGCCATGATGTTCTCCATCAGTCTGTAAATTTGCTATTAATAATTACTTGTTGGCGAGCGATTTCATCAGATAAATAATCGATAAACTCCGCTATACGATCTTCAACATGACAAACATCGAAGGCGTTATTTACTGCCAGTTCATCAGCTTTTCCACCTAATGATTCAATTACTGCTTCCTGAATAAAACGAGGCTTAATTGACTGTGAAAACCATTCAGATAACTCAGCCTCTTTCTCTCTCAGAATGGTTTTGCGTATATCGTCTTTAATACGCCGTTCTTCAACGGCGTCAAAGTTTGAATGTCCGGTCATGTACTCACCAGATTTACTGTCTCTTGACTGCTTCACTAAACACGCCAGCTAAAAGACTGGCAATCGGTGAATCAGAGGATTCAATCTGTATATCTTCAGCATAAAGATTTGACCGTCCAGCAAACAGAGCTGAAGCGGCACAGGCTGCACAGTGCGCCTCTTTCATCTCACCGTTAATAGTAAAAGGAGTGATTACGGGAGGAGCATAAGGGGAATTTTCAACATCATTGAATGCAACAAATCCAAGACACTCCAGTTCCCCATTACTGTTTTTAATAAACAACTGGTCAATTTTTACTGACTCGGTTTTGACGATGGTTTTAATATCAACTTTAACGCTAAATTCTGCTTTCATGTTCGTGCTCCTGATTTTTGATTGAATGATGCCCTGCCATTTAAGGCATAAATAACAGTGTTTTTATAAACTTAATTAATTAACGCTTCACCATGTCCGTTTAAAAGTATCTCGACATATTCAGTTTTGATAATGGTTTGTTCCATTACTGAATGAACATAAAGACCTTTTTCAACGTTGGCCGATGCTCTGTAAATTCTGCCATGATGTTTAATCATGGTGCCGGGGATGACTTTATTACGCTGTCTTTCTTCAGTGCCGTAATGCTGGTGTTTCATTTAAATATCCTCTCGAATATATGTTGCACCTTATTAAACATCCTTTGCCTGATTTCAGTGTGTTTCGTCGGTGATGCCGTGTCGCTGATCCTCACGGTTGAGCTTTTTCACTCTGCAGTTCACCACCACGAAACACACTGTTAAAGCCTGGTTTGTTAACCCTCTCAGGCGGCGAGGGTTCCTTGCTTTCCACAGTCAAAGGAATCGGTTAACCTTCTTTTTCCACAGTCAATTTAAGGTCTTAACTATGAATTTGAAATTTCGCTGCCCGCATTGCCGAAGCCGCCGTGTTGATGTCGATGAGTTCGATCCGAAGGAGGAACGCATCATCTGTTCTAACTGTCTTCGAGAGATCAAACCTTCCGAACTTGACACCTACGTTGAAAAGACAGTCGATAAACTCATCTCGGCTCTGAAAAACAGAAGGGACGAGTAACGCCTCAAGTTCTTCAAACAGTTTCATCAGTGCGTCAGTGTCCATTTCAAGTATCAATGGCGCACTATCCTTTCTGTTATCTGCTTTCATCTTTCCTCTTTGCCTTAGAGCCGGCTAGCTGAACATTTATCTGAGTAATCACTGTGCGGTGATTGCTGTTGATGGGGTAAGATTAGCCATTGCTAATAATTAGATCAAGCTAAAACTTAGTTAAAGCTCGATTATGGGGCGGGGAAAAACGTAACCGATTGATAATGCATCGATTATTTTTTCTGTTTGCGTTTGCGGGCTTCTAACAGCTCATTGAATAAATTATTGAAGTTTTCGACTCTGGCTCTCATTTGTTCCAACTGTGCTTCCTGTTCTGATTCGGGAAGCGCATCAAACAACTCAATGAGCTCCTTCTTTTTTTCATCAAGAACTACTGGCAAATCAGTTGGTTCCTCTGGAGATTGGTCCTCATCTCCAAAAAGTATCCATGTGGGAGTGCATTTCAAAACTTTTGTTAGAGCAAAGAGGTTTTTCCCGGTGGGCTCACTGTCGTCTCGCTCCCATTGAGAGATAGAAACGTCAGAAAGATGCAGGGCCTTCGCTAACGATTTTTGTGTGAGCTTTAGCTCTTTGCGGCGCGCTCTGATGCGCTCTCCGATAGTAGGCGGTGTCATTTTCATAATTAGCTAATACTAATATTACTTGATCAAGTTATGGCTTGGTTATATCGTATTAGCTATGGCTAATTGAGAGAGGGTTAAACATGTTGACAAAAGACGCGCTCCGTTTCTTCGGTAGCAAACCAAAAATGGCTTTAGCTGCAGGTGTTAAACCACCTTCCGTATATAAGTGGGGGATGCTTGTGCCTGAAGGCCGAGCTGCCCGATTAGAAGCTGCATCCAATGGGCAGCTTCACTATGACAAAAATATCTATGACCAATATCGTAACGATAAACGTACTGGCGAGGTGAATCATGAAAATCAAGCATGAGCATATTCGCGAGGCGTTGAACGCATGGGCGCTTTATCCAGGCGGCCGAAAAACTCCTGTTTCCGCTATTACGGAAGCTTATTTCTCAATGGGATTGCGATCCCCTGAATTATTCGACGATAGCCACCCGGATGCACTGAGCCGTAACACTCAGAAAATTTTCCGGTGGGTAGAGAGCGACTCTCCAGCAGCTGTTGAAAAAATACAGATTCTGCTCCCGGCGATAGAGCGAGCTATGCCGCCGTTACTCCTGGCGAAAATGCGTAGCTATTACTCTGTAACGTTCCGCGAACTGGTTGCTTGCAAGGAGAGAATCGACAGCGAGGTTGAAACATTATTTGGCGCGATGATCGCGTTATCTGATCGAATGACCGGCGGTGGTCCTGCGGGTAATGCCCTGATTCATTGAATTCCTGGTGGAATTAGTGTGTGTGAGTCATTGGGTCATAGTTGAACCCAATGCAGGAGATTAAATGGCTAATTCATGGCTTCGGCTTTGGCATGACATGCCGAATGATCCGAAATGGCGAACTATATCAAGAATATCAAAACAACCTGTGGCAATGGTGCAGGCGGTATTCATTCATCTTTTAGTTAGTGCGTCACGAAATGTCACGAGAGGTCACGTTGATGTCACTGAGGAAGATTTAGCGAGTTCACTAGATGTGACAGAGGAAGAAATAATTCCCATCCTGGACGCTATGCAGGGAAGGGTATTGGATGGTGATTATATTTCTGGTTGGGATAAGCGACAGGTAAACAAAGAGGATAACGGAAATATTTCCAGCACGGCTAAAAGCCCGGCAGAGCGCAAGAGAGCTGAAAGAGAAAGGAAAAAACAGCTCTTATTAAATGAAAAAAGTCACGGTGAGTCACGAGGTGTCACGACTGAGTCACCAGAAGTCACCACAGATAAAGATAAAGATAAAGATAAAGATAAAGATCTATATCCCCCTTTAAGTCCCCCTGAGGGGAAAACTGGGAAAAATAAATTTGATCCGCTTTCGGTTGAATTACCGGAATGGTTATCTCCCGCGCTTTGGGCTGAGTGGGTTGGATATCGCAAACAACTTGGTAAGCCAATTAAAACCCAGCAAGGGGTAAGTGGTTCGATAAATAAACTTTCGGCCTATCGCGATAAGGGTCATAGCCCTGAATACGTTGTGAGGCTGACGATGGAAAACGAGTGGCGAGGCTTACTCGTTCCTGAAGGGATGACAAGTAATAAACCGCGTGACGTAAACGCAATTTCTCAACCTGATGGTTTTATCCCGAAAGGGTTCCGGGGGTAGCGATGAAAAATATTGTTGGTACCGGCAGTGCGCTTGAGCGCCTGAAGAGAATTATTCCGGCATCAGTGCAGCCAAAATTCACCACCGTCAAAGAGTGGCAGGACTGGCAAGCTGCTGAAGGCCGCAAGCGAGCTGAAGAGGTGGAGCGGCAGAATCACCAAACCCGCACCGTAAATATTCTCGGTCGTTCTGGTATTCAGGAGCTTCACCGCAATTGCTCATTTGCAAACTACCAGGTGAAAAACGACGGACAGCGCCGGGCACTCACCATGGCGAAAAGCTATGCCCACAACTTCGGCGAAGGTTTCACAAGTTTTGTATTCAGCGGAACTCAGGGAACCGGGAAAAATCATCTGGCGGCTGCAATCGGCAATTATCTAATCGCTAAAGGCCGCTCTGTGCTTGTGGTGACGCTATCAGACCTGATGTTGCGTGTCCGGGCTTGCTACGACGGCGGCCAGTCGGAAGCCCAGCTACTGGATGAACTTTGCCGCGTGGATCTACTCGTCCTGGACGAGATAGGCATTCAGCGTGGTAGCCAGGGTGAGAAAGTCATTCTGAACCAAATTATTGATCGCCGACTGGCCGCCTTACGTCCGGTGGGGATCCTTACGAACCTGAACCATGAAGCGCTGACCGAAACGTTGGGTGCAAGGGTTATGGACCGCTTACAGATGGATGGTGGTATGTGGGTGAACTTTGAGTGGGACAGTTACCGCGCGAATGTGCGTCATCCACGAGCAGTGAAATAAATCATAAAAATTTTGGAGTTTGATATGGCTAAAAATTCGAAAGATGCATACGGCGCTAGCGGCAAAACGAACGTACTGATGTTCGAGCCTGAAAAGCTGCACTTAGTCACCGATAAGACCCATCCCCTCTACGATGAGCGCATTAATCTGCCGATCGAAGAAGGGATGGTGCTGAACATCAAAGAGCTGGGTGTACTTGAGCCAATTATTGTCTGGAAAGACCCTGAAACGGGGCTCACCTGCGTGGTTGTAGGCCGTCAGCGCGTTAAACATACCCTGGAGGCCAATAAACTCCTTCAGAAAGAAGGTAAAGGGCCACTGCTTGTTCCTGGTGTCGTTAAGCGCGGTTCGGCAAATCAAATGGCTAAATATATGGTCAGCGAAAACGAAATTCGCCGACCCGATACACCGCTGGGCCGGGCTAAAAAAATGTCAGATGCGCTGGATCGCGGACTTGATGAAGACGACATTGCGGTGTTGTTTGGCTGTAGCGTCCAGACCGTTCGCGCAACGCTTTCCCTGCTGGACGCCACCCAGGCTGTAAAGGATGCCGTTGAATCCGGAACGGTCACTGTTACTCAGGCTCGTCAGCTCGCATCACTGGAACCAGAAGCCCAGCGCGAGAAGGTTAAAGAGATTGAAACGGCAACTGCGGGTACTTCTGGTCATGAAAAAGCCCGTCGTCAGCGTCAGGTTCTGGGTAACGCTAAGCCACGCCTGAAAACCCGCAAAGAAATTACCAAAGCCTTGGAATCTGCTGAGGGCGAGTATGCCAGCGCTCTCCGCTGGGTGCTTGGGGAGGATGTAGCATGAAAAACGAATCAGGATTAACTCTAAACCAGTTGGCGGAACGTAACGCAACTCTGGTAACTGAAATTGAGAAATGCCGCGAGCTTTCATTCTGCCCGGCTGGCGTAGACCTGCAGGACTGGGTGAAGCAGCTGGCGGCGGAGAATGTGGCGATGATTCGCTTGCTGACAGATATCAGCGAGAACCACGTTGAATACTTCTCCGAAGGCGAAAGCGGAATGTTTGCCGGTGTTCCTCTGGATTATGTATCCGAAATCAACATGTACGTTTCCCGTGACGTTAATGCAGAAAATCCATTCCCCGCCACCGATCGCATCTTTGCCGAAGCTGAGGCGCGTGGGGTTGAGAAATTCGCTGATGAAGTTGAACGAGAAGCTGATGGTTATGGGATGGACAGCCATGATTGGCGCCGAATGATGAAGGCTCGTGCTGATGCTATCGAGTTTTCCCAGCAGCTGCGCGAGGGGGCCGACAAATGAGCAAGTATCGCAAAGGCGCAGTGTACCTGCGGAAGATGAAGTCCAGCGACAAGTCTAACGACTTTCGTACCAGCATGCGCATGGCGCTATTCAGTGACAAAAAAGTCTGGAAGCGCCCCGAAGAAATTAAGCCAGTTGTTCTTGTTCAGCACGGTGTGAAGCGTGTTGCAGGCGTGTTCATGAACATGGATGACGCCACAGGATGTCTTATCAGTGGAGTATTTGAAAAGCGGGTGCGTAATTCACGGCACAATCCTCGTCGGGGAATGCGTTACACCAAAGGCGATATGAAAAAGGCTTTTCGTAAATGGGCATTCAAGCACAAACAGGAGCGTGCAGCATGACTGATATCACCCGATTGATTACTAGCCTCAAGCGTCGTTCAGCCCACGCAAAAGAGTTTGGGGATAGCATTGCGTTTGTAAAGCTTGAAGACATTGATGCGCTGGTAGAGGCTCTGGAGAAGGCGCAGCAGCACATTGCGCGCCAGGAGCAAATTCTCCTGAATCAGGATGAGTCTCTGTCTATTCGTCGCGGTGAACTGGAGGCGGCGCAGCAGGAGCGGGAGAGCTGGCGTACCAGCTTTGATAACGAGCGGTTCCGCGCTGATAAGCTCAAAGCGCATATCGACGATATTGAACCTATTCGTGCAGCAGCCGAGAAGTTAGTCCGTTGCAAAGGTCGTTATCACAGCGAGCAGAACTATCGCGCACTGGCGGCGCTGTTTGGTGTGAACACCCCAGACCTTCCGCCGCTGGATAGCGAGTCCCGCACCGTCACCGTGAAGCTGCCAGCAGACAGAGTGGCAGAATCTGAAGTCTCAGGCTATGACGGCACGGAGTTCTATAGTGCTGGCTGGAATGCTCGCGGGAAGGCTGATAAAGAGGCGCTAACCGCACAGGGCATCAAGGTGGAGGCTGAGTAGATGGAAATTAGCACTTTGGTAGGACATTTAGATAAAACCGCTAAGAAAGCTACGCGCGGTCAATGGGTAGCATTTACTGATACAGCGTCAGGAACTTTTTCAGTACATACGCCGGATGATTCCCGCTGTGAAAATATTATTAAATGGGCTGGTTTTGATTGCCAGAAAAACGCAGAAGCGAACGCTGAATATATCGCTGCTGCTAACCCTGAAAATATTCGTCGTCTGGTCAAATACACAACCGAGTTGGAGGATAGTCACGCTGAGTTACGTAGCACCATGGCGGCTATCTATAACTCAATTAAGGAACACGGCGGATTACATGCTGTAGCTGTGATGAATGCGGCTAAGCGCGCGCATGAGGATTCAGCGGCTATCGCCGGGGAGACTAATTAAATGACCAATAACCAGTTAACAGACAAGCGCCTGGCGCAACTAGCGAAACGTAATTTCTGCCAAACCAAAGGTGAGGAGTATACGCCGTTTGGCGACGAGGTTGTCTCGATGGCGGCAGAGCTACAGGAACGCCGCAAGGCTGACAGCGAGCCGGTGCTGGCAGTCAGTGCAGACCTGCTTCATATCGCAGCCTCAGCGATAGAGGACCTGTTGGAGCATACCGACCCTAACACTAGTTATTATTCTGGCGTGTGGGCTGATGTACCTGGTAAGTTGCGCGACGCCATGCTCGCAGCCGCCCCGCAGGAGGTGAAACCATAAAACGCAAACGCGCCATTTGTTATCAACAAATCTTAGGTTTGTATTTATGCGAATGATAACCAGAAAGAAACCAGCCTTTACGGAGCTGTATCAGACAGGCGTTCTGACCCGCGTAGCGGCTGTTAAAAGCCCTGATGGTGGTGGCTGGCGGTTGTTTGGCCTATGGATGGGAAAGGATATTGCTGTTTTCGTAGAGGCCGCTCGTGGAGGTGTCCGGGAGTGGTCCGGCCTGGACTATCTTGCTAACTTCTGTGCGAGCTGCGGTATTAGCCTTTGGGAGATACACAACAAAGTTGATCCAAAGCAATTGAAGTGACCTTATGGCCCCGGCATATTGACTAAAACCTCACACAGATATACTGTTTAAATATACAGTATTTTCGTGTGAGGTTTAATTATGGGATTTCCGTCACCCGCAAAAGACTATGCAGAGCAAACACTTACAATTAACAGACTTTGCCAGATTGATGCAAACTGCCGCGTACTGGAGACGAGCGCAGGTTATGCCGTTATCGATGTTTCCCGGCGACCGAAGCAGGGCGATCACGTGCTCGTTTCTTTCTGCGGGATAATTCAGTTTGGCATCGTTCGCGGTCGCGCGCTCATTACTTCCGATGGTGAAGCGATCGAAGGTGACGCCCTGGACGATGTAGAGGTGAAGGGTGTTCTGACGTTCCTGATTAACCGCGCAACTTACGTTGATGAAGACCCTAACCCCGTTATCTAACCCCAGACCCGCTACGGCGGGTTTTGTTTTATGTGTCCAAAACATCAAATTAAACATGCACATGGCGTTAGCAAAAAGTGCCTTTAAGGGCTTGACCATTTAACTCTTCAGGTATACTGTTTATTTATACAGTGTTTGCATGAGGTATTCATTATGAAAATAGAACTCACAATTGCTAAGGACAAAAAACTCCCAACTGGCGCAGTACCCGCACTTGAAAAGGAGCTGTTGCGCCGTCTGTCCAAGTCCTATGACGATTGCAAATTAAGAATCCGGATTACCAGCAATGATGGCCTGAGCGTTTTGGGCGGCGCTGACGGCGATAAAAAACGTGTAGAGCAAATCCTGCAAGAGACGTGGGAAAGCGCAGACGATTGGTTTTTGAACTAGTTATCCTTTGTCGTTGGCGGGTGCAGCTGCCAGCCTTTAGATTTTAGCCCCTCTGGTGTTGGCTTTGGGGTGACCACGCAAGGGGCAATCCATGCATATTCCAGACAATTTGTTTCCAGGGCTATCGGCGCATGTTGGACCAGTTCTGATATACCTGGATCGAGGGGAAGTCAAAAGGGGGTTCCCGCTACGAAAAGATGAGTTCGTAACCTCTTTGAAAACACTGGAAATGGCGAAGAAAAAAGCCGGTATTAAAGATACAGAAGCTGAGTAACATCAGTTATAATTGTTGATACGGGTCTGAACAGCCCTCTGAGCAATCGCTGTGCCACGGAGATAAACCGATGGCACAGATTCAACTGATAAAAACTTCATCAACGACACTGACCACGGCGAACGCTGAGGCCAGCGAGTTTTTGCAACGTATAAAAACGGGTATCTGGCTTAACTGCAACGTAACGCAGGCCAGAAATTACTTGTTCCATAAGCGCTTCTTTGCGCTCCTCAATCTTGGGTTTGAATACTGGACACCGACAGGCGGTACGATTACCCCTGCGGAAAAGCTGTACCTGAACGGCTATATTCGATACCTGATCTCCATCGTCGGAAACGACGAAACTCTCTATCAAACTGAGCTCGACTATAACGAACGAGCCGGGAATCGTCGTGCCAATGGACATGCCATCGTCAAATCATTTGAAGCCTTCCGTAAATGGGCGACGGTTGAAGCTGGCTTCTACGATGAATTTATTCTTCCGGATAACACCCGCCGCCGGGAGGCGCGTTCGATCTCATTTGCCAATATGAGCGAGCAGGAATTTCATGAGGTTTACAAAGCTGTTTTCAATGTCCTTTGGAATCATATCCTCTTCCGCGCTTTCCCATCCCAACGAGAAGCCGAAAACGTAGCCATGCAGCTACTGGAGCTGGCCGCATGAGAAAGGTCGATCTCCGAAAATCTGCCCGTGGTCGGGAATGCCAGGTAAGAGTTCCTGGTGTATGTAACGGCAATCCTGAAACTTCCGTCTTAGCCCATTACCGACTTGCTGGAACCTGCGGCACTGGTTGTAAACCTGATGACCAGCAGGGCGCTATCGCCTGCAATTGCTGCCACGACGCCATAGATGGCAGAACCAAAACCGAATATACCCGCGACGAACTCCGGCTGATGCATGCCGAGGGCGTATTGCGTACGCAACAAATCTGGAGAGATGAGGGGCTAGTATGATTTACCCAACGGCAACCGGCAAAGCCGGAGAGATTATCCGACTGAATACCCTTGAAAGCACAATGGTGCAGGGACGTTTAAAAATGTGGGGGCGCTGGTCGTTTATCGGCGGCGGTAGTTCAGGGAATATGTTTAACCAACTGCTGGCCAGCAAAAAAATCACCAAAACCGCAATTAACGAAGCGCTTCGTCGCATGAAAAAGGCGGGTATCAGCAAGCCAGAGCTTGAAGCGTTTCTGCGAGAAATGATGGACGGGAATAAAAAGAGCCATCTTGCTCACTGTACCGATACTGAGGCGCTGATTATTGATCGTGTAGTTGGGGAAACATTCTTCGATAACCCGGCAATGATTGCGCTGCTTCATGAACGTTATGACGGGAAGGGAAAACCCAAGAAGGCAATGGCGCGGGATCTCAATGAAAAACATCCTGAATGGTGTTTGCGTACCTGCGAAAGTCGTATTGACGTATGGCTCCATGTGGCAGAACGGGCACTATACGCCCCGCTGTGTGATGCGTTCGGTGTTAACTCCGGGAGATTCAGTGACAGTGAAGCGGAAAAACCTTAAAAAAATCATTGCAATTTTGCGCGCAAACTGATTCAATTCGTATATGCTTCGCAAAGCTGTATCGCAAGCGACAAGAAATTTTCCAGAACCCGCCTCCGTGCGGGTTTTGTTGTTTTCAGGCCTCGGTAATCACCGGGGCTTTCTTATTTAAGACCGCTGACAGGTCGAATCAGTGCCTCGCCTTTCCCCGTATCCGCTCCTGGACTTCCGGGGATTTTTTATTTCTGGGCTCGCTGTTGCGGGGTCCATTCACACAGCACCTCGAAATTATCGGAGGTGGAGATTATGAAAATGCACAATGATCCTCATACCTGGCCCGATCTGCTTGAGTTGCTGCAGAGCTGGTGGCGCGGAGATACGCCGCTGGGAGCTGTGCTGCTATCTGTGGTAATGGCTGGTCTTCGAATTGCCTACGGCGGCGGTGGCTGGAAGAAAATGTTGCTTGAGGGGCTTCTGTGCGGAGCGTTGACCCTTACTTTCGCATCAGGACTTGAATACATGGAATTGCCAAAATCACTTTCTATCGCAATCGGTGGAGGGGTGGGCTTTGTTGGCGTTGATGCAATCAGGGCATTTGCAATGAAATACATTGGCAACCGGTTTGGTATCGGTGGCGGTAACGATAAGGCGTAAAACATGTCTACAGCTCGCGGTATTCGCAATAACAACCCCGGAAACATTCGCTGGGGCGATGACTGGAAAGGCCTGGTGCCGACAGCTCAGCGCACAGATAAATCATTCTGCCAGTTTACGTCACCTGAGTATGGTGTACGGGCGATGGTTATCATCCTTCGTAACTATCAACAGAAATATAAGCTGAACACGGTAAGCGGAATTATCAAACGCTGGGCACCGCCGAACGAAAACGACACGCTGGCTTATATCAACAGCGTTGCTCAGGCTACAGGGGTTTCACCAGATCAGCCGATAAACACCTACGACAGCCGTTTTATGATGAAACTTCTACAGGCCATCATTAAACATGAGAACGGCGAACAGCCTTACTCGTTTGACGTGTTTGTTCAGGCGATCAATCTCGCGGGGTAAAATATGCCCACGTTGCTGAAAGAATACTGGAAGCCACTGGCGATCATTTTGCTGGTGGCTTTTTTATTATGGCGTGCTTTTCATTTTGGCGTCGGGACCTCTGACAGTAACTGGCGTCAGAAATGGTTACAGCGTGATATTTCAGATTCGACAGCAATTCTTCATCGAGAGGTTGGAGAACGGGCCAAAGAACAGCGCCGCCAGCAGGCCGCCGACGAGGAGCAGAAACGTGCAGATGATGAACTGGCGAAGGTTCGGGCTGATGCTGCTGATGCTGAACGTGCTCGCAGTGGGCTGCAGCAACAGCTACGACAATTACAGCGGCAGCTCGGCGACAGTGAAACCGGCCGTATTTCCGCAGTTGCCGCCACAAGCGCGGCAAAAGCCGAGACCGCCAGAGTGCTTGCCGAGTTGCTTAGCGAATCTGACCGCAGAGCGGGAATCTATGCAGAAGAGGCTGACCGCGCTTATGTCGCCGGAAACAGTTGTGAACGAATCTATGACAAAGTGACGGGGGATAAAATCATGACGCAATAAGCGGATAGACCGCAGCAGAACAGCGGCAACCGCAGGGTAATAACCTGCGCCCGAGTCTCAATGAAAGCCAGATGCAGGTACGAACTGCAATACGCGCTGGTGAGGGTTAACGAAGAAGAAGGCGTACCGGTACTCCAGAACGATCGCCAATCGTTTACCGGTTAGAGGTGAGGGATTCATGAGATACCCCTGACTACGGGCTCAAGGGCATGAGCGCGGCCACTGCGAGAGTGTGGCAATACATCTTGCAGGGATTTATTAACACTTAATCCTGGTTGATATAAGATATCTCTCAAAACAAGGAAGGGGATGAGGATGTTCGACAAAATCAAAAAGGCTATTTTCACAGAAGTACCGGAAGCTTTTCGGGAAAACACCTTTGAATCTGTGATTAAAAATATTGAATTACTTGCAAAAGACTCACCAGAGCTGAAAGCAGTTGCCAAAGAGTTCCAGAGTGGAAGGCTTAACCAAGAGCAATATATTGCGACGAGCATGTCCCTAATCGCACAGGAGCTTCTTGAGTTCCGATTTGACAGAGACAAAGCAGAAGCGCAAGCCTGGTAAGGCGAACCTCAGCGCTCACGTTTTTACGTACCATCACAAGGACCACCTACGGGTGGTTTTTTTATTGGCATTACAGAAGCCATTCCACTAAGTGGCTTCGATAATGCTTGCTCATAAACAAAGCTATCGGTGGTTTCCTACCGCGCACCCTGCGCATAACTACCGATGCTTTTTATTTTGGTAAAAGCGAATGTCAAAAATACTTAAACACCACGAGTTCCACGTTGTTGACGTAAAGAACAACACTGAACATATGCCCGGTACCGTCAAGTTCGCTGATGATTTGCGGGTGGTAGACGGTTACTTCCAGGTATTTTCGCTCGACGATCCAGATACGATCATTGGTATACGCGCCGATAACGTAGATGCATATCGACTTGTCCCCATATTTGAATAGGTAAACAACCATGCCAAGAAAAGTCATGTCTGCATCCGGAATGCCGGTAATGGCCGCAACGCCTGAAGATATAGAGGGAGGCGGGTATACATTGCCAGCAGCAACAAAAACCGCATTAGGCGGTGTAAAAATGGGGGTCGCAGTCGCCGATTCAGTCGCTACTGATGTTGCTGGTCTGGTAAGTGACCACAACGCATTACTTGCCTCACTGAGGGCGGCAGGAATTATCGCTTCCTCTTAAATAGTGACGTCCATAAGGACAACAGCTGATGAGCAAACCGGAAGATAGCGGCCTTGAGCGCGATTACTGTGCCGGGCTGCTTTCCCTCCGGGATATGGCAGAGATATACGGCATCAGTGAAGGGGCGATACGTAAGCGCGCCAAAAAAAATGGCTGGGTACGCAACAAGCCAGAAGGTACGCAAAAAAGTACGCAGGTACGCAAAACAGGTACGCAAAAAAAAGAAGTGCGTACCGTCGAGAAAAAAGCGGTTAAGGAAATAAAAAAAAATCCTGAGCCGGATCCTGAACCTCCAACACAAATATTATTCGATGCCGCGCAATTCGGGCTTAACCAGCAGCAGGGAATTTTTGCTGAAAACATTGCGATGGGGAAAACACGCATAGAAGCATATCGGCTGGCGGGATATTCCTGTGAGGGTGATACGGCGTATGCAGCAGCAAGCAGGCTGTATAGAAATGTTAAGGTCGCGAAGGCCGTGCGCTATCTTCGTGACAAATTCCAGCAGCGTTATTCCGCAGAGATCGACGAGGTAATTCATCAGCTCGTTGCGATCACCCGAGCAAACCCGAATGAGCTTTCACAGTATCGGCGCGTGAACTGTCGTTATTGCTGGGGAGAGCATCATCTTTACCAGTGGCGTGATATTGCCGAGTTTGACAGAGCAGCAGCCGCGGCAGAAAAAGACGGGAAAAAAGCTCCTGAATATGGTGGCCTGGGATTTTGTGATACCGCTGATCCTCATCCTGAATGCCCTAAATGTTTTGGTGAAGGATCCGGGCAAGTTTTTATCCCTGATACTCGCGATCTCGACGGTGACGCTCGCTGGCTTTATGCCGGAGTGAAGCAAACAAAATTTGGTATCGAGGTTCAGTCATTCAGCCAGGAATCAGCACGACGCGATTTAATCCGGCTTCTTGAAATCAGGACTGGCAAGAAAGATTCAGATCCTGCAACTGGTGACAATCCGCGTGAAGATGATGATCTGACCGACGAACAACTGCACGATGCATTACAGGAGCTGGGGTATGGCCGTCGCAGAAACCAGCTTGAAGAAAAACTCGACGATTCTTAAAGCCTATAAAAAACGGGCAATTGAAAAGGCCAGAAATGGTCTGATGGATTTTACGCTGTATACCAACCCCCGTTATGAGACGGGATGGTTTAACGAGTTGCTTTGCGCTGAGCTGGATAATTTCCTTCGTGAAGTCGAAGAAGGGAAAATGCCTCGCCTGATGATTTTCGCTCCCCCGCGTTCCGGGAAGAGTGAACTGGCCTCCCGGCGCTTTCCGGCGCGGGTACTTGGAAAGCACCCTGACTGGAACGTGATTTCTTGTTCCTACTCTTCAGACCTTGCAAACCGTATGTCTCGCGATACACAGCGTATCGTTGAGGGTAAGCGTTACAGTGAGGTGTACCCTGATACGAGAATGGGCGGTGCCAGAAGCGGGGCAATAAAAACCTCTGAGCTTTGGGAAACCATCAACAGCGCTGGAAAGCTGAATGAAGGCTCGTATCGTGCTGCTGGTGTCAACGGCGGTATCACCGGTCAGGGGATGCACATCGGTATTATTGATGACCCCGCCAAAGATTATAAAACCGCATCGTCTAAAGCCTACCAGGACACGGTAATTGACTGGTACGACACCACGTTTTTCACACGTGCCGATCCAAAGCTGAACGGGATCATCATTATCCTGACCCGTTGGCATAAGGATGATCTTGCCGGGCAGTTGCTGAAAAAAGCCGAGGAAGGCGGGGAAGATTGGCGCGTTATCAGTTTTCCGATGGAGGCCGAAAAGGACGAGGTCCACGAGCTGAACGGGAAGAAATATAACCTTCGCAAAAAAGGTGAAATTCTTTTCCCTGAGAGAATGCCTCTCTCGTTCGTTGCTAAATGCAAACAGCGCGGATCCCTTGTCTGGAATGCGCTTTATCAACAGCGCCCGTCCCCTAAAGGCGGCGGCCTGATTAAATCCGACTGGTTCGGTCAGTATAAAGTCCTCCCGCTTCTCAAATGGCGCGCCATCTACGCCGACACCGCTCAAAAAATAAAGGAAGTTAACGACTACTCCGTTTTCGAGCATTGGGGGCTTGGTCAGGATGGCCGTATGTACCTCATCGACATGATCCGCGGAAAGTGGGAAGCCAAAGAGCTTAAACGCCGTGCTACAGCGTTCTGGGCGAAAGCCAGAGCAATGCAGAACGGACCGCTTCGCTACATGGCCGTTGAGGATAAATCATCGGGAACAGGCCTGATTCAGGATATCCGCGATGAGGCTATTTGCCCCGTTAAAGCCATTCAGCGAGATAAGGACAAATACACCCGCCTGATGGATACGCAGGGCTATATGGAGTCAGGGTTTATTTATCTCCCTGAAAGCGAAGATTTTGTGAATGATTTTCTGGTGGAGATGGAAGGCATCAACACCGAATTTAACACCCACGATGACCAGTTGGATCCGATGATGGACGCGATCGACGATATGTTAATTGTCGATGCACCGATAAGGATCAGCAAAGAGGCGCTCAGGAGACGCTGAGATGAAATTTTTTAAATTCCGGGAAAGAAAAAAAGCGGAACAGCCAACGCCATCGCCGCCACCTCAACCCAAGAAGATGAAAATTAATCCAGTGTTGCTGACTATGGCAAAACTGGAGAAGGCAAAGAAGAAAAAATACATCCACGCTATAGAACGCTACGAGCCGCCAGCAGGAGTTATCCCGGAAGAGATCAGAGATGCCGTACTGGCAATGGACTCAACGCCATACGGGACGCCTGTCTTCTCCTCTATGACCATGGGGCAGAGTGGTTTTCCCGGTTATCCCTATCTGGCCCAGCTCACACAGCGCCCGGAGTTCCGGAAGATGGTCAGCGTCAACGCAAAGGAAATGACCCGTAAATGGGTGACATTAACCAGCGTCGGCGATGAGGATAAAAGTGAAAAGATCGCTCTCCTTGAAAAAGCCATGGAGCGTTACAACGTCCGTGAACTCTTTAAGCTGGCGATGGAACATGATGGATTCTTTGGCCGGGGGCAAATATATATTGAGGTCAGAACGCCAAAAGGAATTGCAGCATCCACAGATCCGGTTGAGTTAGAGACCCGGCTTTTCCGGTCTAACAAAAAAATAACGAAGGGTAGCCTCGTTGCCTTTCGCTGTGTTGAGCCAATGTGGACATATCCGGGGATGTATAACGCCAGCGATCCTCTTGCTGCCGATTACTACAAGCCGCAGAGCTGGTATGTCATGGGGAAGGAGGTGCATGCCTCGCGATTCCTGTCGTTCGTGTCCAGGCCTGTCCCTGATGTCCTGAAAGCCGCTTATAACTTCGGTGGCCTGTCTCTGTCGCAGATTGCTGAGCCTTATGTCGATAACTGGATCCGCACGAGAGACAGCGTCGGTGACATGGTTCACTCGTACTCTACATCCGGGATCAAAACCAACATGCAATCGACGCTGGCTGGTGGTTCAGGGGCAGATATTTATGACCGCGCTGAGCTGTTTAATAACCTTCGAGATAATCGTGGGCTGATGCTCCTTGATAATACGAATGAAGAATTTTTTCAGTTCAATACACCACTGTCCGGCCTCGATACCTTACAGGCGCAATCACAGGAGCATATGTGTAGCGTCAGTGGGCAACCGCTGGTTAAGTTCACTGGCATCACCCCTAACGGCCTTAATGCTTCCTCTGATGGTGAAATACGTGTGTTTTACGACGATATTCACGCGGAGCAGGAAGCGGTATTCCGGGATAACCTGGTGGAAGCGCTTAATATCATCCAGCTTTCAGAGTTCGGGGAGATCGATACCGATATCAGCTTCCGCTTTGAAGCGCTGATGGAGCTCAGTGCAGAGCAAAAAGCCAACATCAGGAAAACGGAAGCGGAAACGGACGACATTCTCGTTAATAACGTTGGCAGTCTGTCGCCGGATGATTCGCGCGAACGCCTGGCAAATGATCCGGATAGTCCGTATCACTCTCTGGAGACTAATTCCAATGACGAGCTCGAAGACGAAGAGGAGTCAGAAGAAAACACCGACGAAAACTTTGAAACGGGTTCAACCTAATGCCGGGATCGAGGCCTGGTACCGGAAAAGGCTGGATCTTCTGATTACCGCGATGAACAAGGATGTTCAGAAATTAATGTCTCAGGCCTACACCAGCAGCGATGCAGGTATTGCCCAGGATGCCAGTCCTGCGGTAGCGCTACGAAATGCCGCCCGGAAAGGACGTAAAAAGTGGCTGAAGAAATACGATGAAGCCGCTGAAGTTCTGGCGAGAGAGTTTGCTGATAAAACACTTGGTGCTTCTGACAGGTCAATGCGTAAGAAACTGGATGATATCGGGTTTACTGTCAGGTTTACGATGAATGACGCTATGCGTGACGCGTATCAGGCCACGATAGGCGAGAACGTCGGTCTTATTCGGAGTATCCCGGAGCAATATTTCACCCAGATCGAAACGATGACGATGCAGTCAGTGACTGCCGGGCGCGATGTTGGCGCGCTTACCGATAACATCCAGAAGCAGTATCACGTTACGAAACGCCGTGCGGCGCTCATTGCGCGTGACCAGAACAACAAAGCTACCTCGGACATGGTATCAGCCCGCCAGCGCTCTCTTGGCGCTACTGAGGGGATATGGCGGCACAGTCACGGCGGGAAAACCCAACGGCCTGAACATGTCGCCGCTGACGGAAAGCGGTTTGATCTTTCGAAAGGGCTTCTCATCAAAGGTAAATATGTCATGCCTGGTAAAGAAATTAACTGCAAATGCGGTTGGGAAATGGTGCTGCCCGGCTTTAACGACTGACCGGAAAATTCAATGAAAAGAAAAAATCCTGATCGCCTCGCGTTCGATCGGGCGAGCGTGCGCACGTACAGCAAAGATGGTGTGCTGCACGTATCCGTAAGCCCTATATCAAAAGCGATGGTATGCCCCTATTACGGGCGAGAAATTCCTGATTCTGAGGCGCTAGGCCTTGAACCTAACAAAATTTATTACCTGTACCGCGATCCTGAAGAACTGAAAAAGGCGGCGGCAACATTTAATAATTTGCCGTTGCTGAATAAGCATATCCCCATCACAGCTCATGATCTGCCGAAAGAAAACATTGTTGGCACCACCGGCAGTGAAGCGTCGTTTGAAGCGCCTTATCTGAATAACAGCCTTGCTGTCTGGGAGGCTGACGCTATCGCCGGGATTGATAGTGAAGAGCAAAGCGAATTGTCTTCTTCTTACCACTACCGGGCAGATATGACACCAGGCGAGGCAGAGGGCGTTAAATTTGATGGCGTGATGCGGGATCTAAAAGGAAACCATGTAGCTCTCGTCCCGGAAGGGCGCGCGGGCGCTGACGTCGTTGTAGGCGACGAACTCCCAGAGGAAATGAAGCAAATGAAGAAAAAAATGAACGCGAAAAATATTGCGCGTCGTGCGGCGCTCAGTGTTTATCTGCGCCCGCGCCTTGCTCAGGATGCCGCGATTGATAAAGCAGACCTTACGGCGCTGGTTGTCACTCATGCATCAGGTAAAGCGCTGGCGGCTGCTGTCGCTAAAAAATACGGTAACCGTCTTGCTCAGGATGCCGAGCTGAACGAAGAGGAGATCGAAGAAACGACGGATACCGCCGCAGATGAGGCAGGCGAAGAAGAAAAGGATAAACCCGCTCAGGATGATGATGAAATCCTGCAGACGGTGCTTGCCGCCCTTGAGGGGAAAGTAAACGGCGACGTTCTGGCGAAAATTAAATCTGCTCTCAGTGGTCAGGCCCAGGATGATGATTTGGATCCTGATAATGCCCCTCCGTCTCAGGGGGCAGATCCTGAAGATGACAAGGTGGCTAAACCCGCGATGGATGCGGCCATTAAGTCGGCAAAGGCTCAGGCAAGAAAAGATGCCGTGAAAGATTTCAACGCCATTCGCCAGGCAGAGATCGACGTGAAACCGCTGGTGGGTGATGTGGTGGCGATGGACTCTGCTGAAGATATTTATCGCTACGCGCTGGAACAGGAAGAAGTGGATATCGAAGGCGTTCACCCTTCGGCGTTCCGTTCCCTGGTTAAAGCGCAAATCAGCACCCATCAGGCGCGTAAGCCGGGTAAAACGCCACTGGCGATGGATGGCAAGACCGTAACCGGGTTTGCTTCTCGCTTCCCGAACGCTACAAAATTAGTAAGGAGCTAAAACATGTTTCAGACCCGAATGAACCAAGATTTGCCCATTGGCGTTGAGGGCGATTTTGCGAGTGATAACCCGTACTCCACCTGGTTTGCGGGAGAAGGGGCGTTAGTCGCCAGCGCCGATGGTGTAACCGTTGGGCGTTTTGCGTGGGTTGATGCTGATAACGTCATTGCCTCCAATAAAGGCACTGGCGTCCCTCAGGGCTTTGTGAGCCGTGAAGGTCAGGCGCTAATCACTGACTGGATGGGAAATGCCTCCATGGTTATTCCTGAAGGTATGCCGGTTGACCTGAAAACTCGCGGCGATTTCTTAGCGAAGACCACCACGGCCGCAACCGTAGGTCAGAAAGTTTTTGCCAGCCTGACTGACGGAACGATCGCTACTGGTGACGCCGGGGCCACGATGGCTGGCTTTATCGAAACCATTTTCACTGTTGGTAGTGCCGGTGCTGCTAACACCATTATTGCAATTGGAACCTGGGGAAACAGCTATGCCTAAGCATCAAGATTTAGTTTACGCCGAACGCGAGTACGGCATTGTTCTGCCGGGTGAGGATGCCGATTTTCTGGACGCCCGATTTGACGTCTACCGAAACAATCACTCTCTGGCAATGGATGCCGCGCCGCAACTGGTTACTACCAGTAACAGCGGGATCCCGGCTTATCTGACCAACTATTACGATCCGGAAATCATCAACGTACTGGTTACGCCAATGAAAGCCGCGGTTATCCTGGGTGAGACTAAAAAGGGCGACTGGACTACGGCGACCGCATCGTTTCCGATGATTGAATCCACGGGTTTTGTCAGCTCCTACGGCGACTACTCCAACAATGGCCGCACCAGTGCTAACGCTAACTGGGAATATCGCGAAAGCTACCATTACCAGACCGTTACTAAATGGGGTGAGAAAGAGCTGGCGCGCTACGGTGAAGCACAGATCAACTATGCAGCCGAGTTGAACGTCTCCAGTGCGTTGACGCTGGCGAAGTTCCAGAACAAATCGTACTTCTTTGGTATTGCGGGTCTGAAAAACTACGGAATGTTGAACGATCCGGCACTGAGTGCGCCTATCACGCCGCTGGACGACGGCAACGGTAATCTGCAGTGGGATGATAAAGACGCAGAAGCGATTTATAACGATATCGCTCAGGGGCTGTATAAAAAGCTCGCTGCACAGCTTCAGGGCCATCTTGAGCGCACGGATGCTATGACACTGTCGCTGGATCCTGAAACGGAAGTAAATATGACTAAGACCAACATGTATAAGGTCAACGTCTCCGATCTGTTGCAGAAAAACTTCCCCAACCTGCGTATTGAAACTGCTGTTGAGTTCAATACTACGGCGGGACGTATGGTGCAGCTCAAGCTTGATAAAGTGGACAACAAAACCACTGGTTACGGTGGTTTCACCGAAAAAATGCGCGCTCATCCTGTAGTGACGGGCCTTTCTTCCTTCAAACAGAAAAAATCTGGCGGTACCTGGGGTGCGATCATTCGCTTCCCGCTCGGTTTCGCAACCATGCTGGGGGTTTAAGATGGGGCGAGGCAGACCAAAGAAACAGCCTGCAGAGGCTGAGCAAACCAACGAACAGCGGGAAATCCCCGCTGTTTCTGTTTCTGAGGCTGCCGAACCTTCACAGCCTTCAGAACCCATCACCAACGAACAACCCTCACAGGATGAAAATAATCACATGAGCGAAAAGAATACTTCCGGCGGTACCGTCATCGTCGGCTGCAAACTACCGTGCGGTCTTGTTATCAGCCACGGTGGAAAATCCGTTGAGTTGAAGGGCTCCCGTGAGTCCAAAATTCTTAATGGCTTTGGTATGACGCCGGGTGTAGACGCTGAATTTTTCGAAGCATGGAAAAAAGTACATAAAAACATGCCTTACGTAAAAAACGAGCTGATTTTCGCCTACGCCGATGAACGTAGTGCGGCAGACATGGCCGACGAGCGGATCAAGGAAAAAACAGGAATGGAAGGTCTGGACCCGGATAAACCTGGCAAAGACCTTGAGCGCGTTCCTGAAGAAGAAGAGGACGAATAATCATGGGGATCGTTGTCTTTGATGTTGAGAAATTCCGGCAGCGCTATCCGGAGTTTTCCTCCGTTTCTCCAGAACTGCTGACCGATTATTTCAACGAGGCAACGATCTACCTCGATAACACTGATCAGAGCCGTGTGCAGGATGTAGCGCAGCGAGCCGTGTTACTGAACATGCTGACGGCACATATCGCGAAACTGAACTCAGGGAGTAACGGTACGGCGGCATCTGATTTGGTTGGTCGTATCAGTAGCGCTTCTGAGGGATCTGTCTCTGTATCTGCCGATATGGGGCCAGTCTCAGGCTCAGAGGCCTGGTATCTTCAGACAAAATACGGTGCTGCATACTGGACCGCTACAGCGCCATACAGGACGATGCAGTATGTACCCGGCCGGAGTTACTCACCTGCAGGCTATCGTTCGGTGCTACGTTTCCGGCGGAGGTAATAACCATGGCTGCATTTTCTGGCGGTGATGCGTTGACGCAAAAGCTACTGGAGATAGAAAAAAACCTCGGCAAAGGTGAATTGTTGAAAGTTGGATTTCTGGAGGGGGCGACATACCCGGATGGAACGCCCGTTGCTCAGGTGGCTGCGACGCAGGAGTTCGGGGGGAAAATAGACGTCCCGGAACAGACGCGGGAGGTTTATTTTAACCAGAATAAAAATGGCAGTGTTGGCAATAAGTTTGTTCGAAAAGAAAAGGCGAATTTTGCTCAGGCCGTTTTCATTCCTGCTCACACTATCGTTATTCCTCCACGACCATACTTCCGCAAAATGATCTGGGCTCAGTCGCCGGGGTGGGGGGCGCTGGTCAATAAGGCGCTCAGGAGTAGCGACTACGACACAGGAGTTGCTATGCAGAAGGTTGGCGAAATTATCAAAGGCCAGTTGCAGAACTCGATCCGACAGTTATCCGATCCGCCTCTGGCGCAATCCACTATTGATAAGAAAGGGTCAGATAAGCCTCTTATCGAAACGGGGCACATGTTGAACTCTGTAGATTATGAGGTGAGCGAGTGAACCTTCATTCGATCGTTAGCGGTGCAATTGGCGCTGTAAACCCGCATGTTGAAGCGAAAATTTATCGTTCCGTTGGTGCGGTTAAAAATCCTGATTATTCCACCACACCCGGTTTTGCTGAGCCGGTAACGATGATGGTCCAGAAACAGGCACTAAGTCAGGCCGATATCCGGCACATGGATAACCTGAATATTCAGGGGATTCTGGTCAATATCTGGACCAATGGCAATTGGTGTGGTTTGGATCGGGATAAGCAGCAGGGGGGCGATAAGTTCGTTATCGGTGATGAAACCTGGCTGGTGGTTGCGGTTCCTGAAATCTGGCCCGACTGGACGAGGGTTATTGCATGTCAGCAACTGACGTAGAACTCCAGGTAACCGATAGCGACCTGTTTAAAGCCACTGGCGATTTCCTTTCTTCCTTGTTTCCAGCCGTTGAAATCCTTCAGAGCCAACAAAACCAAACATCCATGTCGAAAGGCGGATTCATCACCATGACGCCGCTGTTTCTGACTGATCTCTCTACCAACTCCATCACCTACGAGTACGACGGTGTGAGCGAGTACGGAAAAGAGCATTTACGCCGCGTGGATGAATGGCAATGCCAGCTCGATTTTTACGGTAAACAGGCGCAGAACAACGCGACAATATTTTCCCGCGTCGTTCGATCGGAATTCGCCTGCACCTGGTTCAGAGAGAACGCGAATGTTCTTGTCCCGCTTTATTCTGGCCCACCCCGGCAAACCACAATGATCAACGGCGAAAACCAGTGGGAATCCCGCTGGACGCTTGAATTCCACGCAAACCCGCTGACGGTCGTCAGTGTTCCTCAGCAGTTTATGACTGGTGCCAATGTCATATCGGAGCCAGTTGATGTGAGATTTCCTCCGGAGAAAAAATAAATGGCAATTTCGCTATCTAAAATCGCCCAGATGCTGCCCGGCGTTCTGAAGGCGACGGGGACGGCTATTGATTTAAATGGCCTGTTTCTGACTGACAGTCCTTATGCGCCTGTTGGTGCAGTACCTTCGTTTTCCAGTGCTGATGAAGTCAAAAGCTATTTCGGTAGCGTCTCGACGGAATACACAGCGTCTGTGGTGTACTTCGCTGCATATGCGAATAAAACCCAGATGCCGGGGAAACTTTTCTTCAGCCGGTTCAATGACGCCGCGGTTGCTGCGTTTCTGCGTTCCGGCTCCCATGCGACTACTACACTAGCGCAGATTAAATTGATGACCGGGACTCTTACCCTGACCGTTGACGGTACAGAGGTAACATCCGAGACGATTAATCTCAGTGCTGCGACCAGCTTTGATAATGCTGCAGAACTTATCGAAACCGGGATCGGAGCATCGGTTACGGTCGTGTGGGATAGTGTGCTGAAAAAATTTATCATCACGTCGGCAACCACCGGGGAAGCGAGTTCGATCACCTTCGCCAATGATGAGACCTTTGCTCAGTCGTTAAAACTGACGGAGGCTACTGGCGCGGTGATCTCTCAGGGGGCTGTACCCGCTGTCGTGGATGACATTTTTACCGCAATCCTCGCCGCTGAACAGGACTGGGTAACCTTCTCCACTACCTTTGCCGTCGATAAAGACCAGGCGAATGAGTTCGCGCAGTGGACGAACGGTCAGAATCATCGCTTTGCGTACGTGCCGTGGGACGCAACCGGCGCGGCTGTCGTCTCCGGAAGCACAAACGCGCTGACCTACGACATTATCAATACGTACGCCTACAACGATACCTGCCCTGTTTATGGCTATCCAAACCATGCCGCTAACGCGATGGGGTTTGTGGCTGCTCTGAATTTTAACCAGGCGAACGGGCGTTGTTCCCTGAATGGTCGCCAGTGCTCGGGTTTGTTGCCGATGATCACCAACGACACCGATTACGAAGCCGCTAAAGCCAATGGATATAACTTTTACGGTAAGTACGCCGCGAACGCCGTTGAAACTAACCAGTGGGCGCCGGGTTCCATCACGGGTGATTTTGCCTGGCTTGATGCATGGGCGGGGCAGGTGTGGATTAACGCGCAATTGCAGGCGGCCCTCGTCGCGCTTTTCCAGCAGGCAACCAACTTACCCTATGCCACTGCGGGTAAAGCACGTATTGAGTCGTGCATGAAGCCGTATATCGAGCAGTTTAAAACGTGGGGCGGTTTAACAGCCGGCACCGACCTTGATCAGTCCCAACTGGACCAGATTAAGGCGATTACCCAGGTGGATGTTTCTGATGCGCTAATGGCAGACGGTTATTACATCTACATCGGCCCCTTCACGGCAGCCATGCGTTCTCAGCGTACCAAGCCAACCGTTTATTTCTGGTACACGGATGGCGGCATTATTCAGGGCATTACCGTTAACAGCGTGGAGGTGCAGTAAATGTCCAATCAAAATATTACGTCGGCTGATGCGATCGTTGAGCTCGTTGTCGCCGAGCTTTATCCGTCAGGTTTCAATCTGGAGCAGTTCGAAGCCCAAAACATCTTTGAAATGGGCGATACGGATGCTGCTGAAACACAGCGTACTGCTGATGGTAAGCTTCTGGCCGGTTTTATTTATGGTGATCTTCCGTGGACATTCCACCTCGCGGCGTCCTCTCCATCAATTCAGTATTTTGATACCTGGCTGACTACCCAGATGACGGCCAGAACAATCCTTCGGTGTAATGGAACGGTCATTCTTCCCTCTCTCGGTAAAAAATACACCATGACGAATGGAGTCCTGCAACGTGCTAAGCGTATGCCTTCTGCGGGGCGTGTTCTTCAGCCTGTAACGGGTGTAATTCAATGGGAAACCATTACCCCTTCCAACTATTCTGCATGAGGTAACAATGGCGCGTAAAACGATTGTCTTTACGGTAGAAGCTGATAACCGTGATAAAGGAAAAACCTTCAAAATTACCGAGATGCCAGCAAGAAAAGCCGAGGAATGGGCAATTCAGGTGGCTTGCGCGGTGATGGGGGCGGGTGTCTCTGTTCCCGATGATGTTATGTCGGCTATTGGTGCTGCTGTTGCCCCAGCTCCTGCTGTTGAAGATCAAGCAGCACTTGAGCTTTATGAAAGTGTCATGGCAAGTGGAATGGCTGGTCTGGCTAAATGGGGGCTTACCTCGCTTGCTAAGGTGCCATTTGCACAGTCGAAGCCTCTTCTGGATGAGTTGCTTACCTGTGTGAAATTCGTCGGTGGGAATGGCATAGAAACCCCTCTGGTTGATGAAGGCCAGATTGAAGAGATCAGTACCTGGACTCGCCTGAAGATCGAAGCCTTTAAGCTCCATGTCGCTTTTGTCAAAGCCACCGCAAATTAAATATCCCTCTGTCCGTTCCTGACGATTCGGCGCGCGGTTTAGTGCAGTACGAAAACGTGCCGCGCACAATTGCCGCCGTCATATCAGGAAAAATGGCAAAACTCCACGAGCTGGATACCGTTTACGGCGTCCAGGATATGTGGTGGCTGATTGAAATTATGACCGTGGATAACACGAACAGGGTCATAGCGGAGAATAACGATGGCGGCAACGGTAATTGATGCACTCATGGTCACGCTGGGCCTTGATGCCTCTAATTTTCGTAAGGGTCAGAAAGAAGTCAGCGATGATCTGAAGAAACAGCGTGAAAATGCCCAGAAAACAGCTAAGGAGATGGCAGAGCAGGGGAAAAAAGCCGCGTCCTTCTTTGGCAGTATTAAGACTGAGATCCTGGCCCTGGCTGGTGTTACCGTTACTGCTGGCGGCCTGATGAGTTTTGTTAAAAACACAACTTCAGGCCTGATGGATCTCTCTATTCAGTCGAAGGCATTGGGTCTTTCTGCTAAGGAGCTTGATGGTTGGTCGAAGGCTGCAGATGCAGCCGGGAGTTCTGCCGCAAAAATTGGTACATCTCTACAGGGGTTTCAGAGCGCAATTCAGGGGGCGAGGGTTGGCGATTATAACAGCCCGATTTTTAATGGCTTTAAACAGCTGAATGCCCTTACCGGACAAAATTTTGATGTATGGGGGCAAGATGCCAGCTCTTTGATGAAGACAGCCCTCGAAGCGCTTCGAAAAATCAAAGATCCAAATTTACGCCGTCAGGTTGGGTTGAGTCTCGGTTTTGATGATGCAGTGATTCAACGTAACCAGGAAGGGAAACTCCTTCCTGATGTTGCGAAATATACCGCAAACTCAGGAAATACTGAGGCTTCAATAAAAGGCGCAAAGGAATTTACTGAGGCATGGACGGTTCTGGATCAGAATCTTGAAACCACAAAAAACCAGTTTTATACATTCCTGATCCCGTACATCAGGATGTTTAATAACCAGCTTATTGAGCTTTCAAACTGGATGAAATCGCACCCTAAAGAAATGAAAGATGCGATCGATTCCATTTTGGGTGCGCTAAAAGACCTGATTGGCCTCGCCAACAAAGCAGCTGATGCCGTTGGAGGATGGAATACGGTGATCATGGTTCTGTTGGGGCTGAAAGTCGCTTCATGGTTCCGTGGAATTGCATTAGCTATTAATGGCCCCGGCGGCCTGATTTTCGCAATAACTGCCCTATATCCGATTATTGATGGATTGTTATCCAGAATCATCAGCAAGGAAAATAAAGAATGGATGCAAAACCACGGTGTCTTCTTTACCTCAACCGGCGAGTTCTTTTTTAACAAAAAAGCTGCTGAAGAAAGGCAGAGGCAGATTGATTCTGGCGCTGCTCAAAATGGATCCCAAAGAACAACCCCAAACGCCTACCAGCAGGGCATGATCAATGCTCAAATGGACCTTTCAACGGCAATGAGGTTGGATGTAGGGCAATATCAGCCAAATATTCCTTTAAACGCCAAAGCCGCCAAATTAGGGGCAAAGGGGAAAGCTTTCCTGCAGGCTATGGCTGGCGAATTCGGCGCGCTGGAGGGTAAATATGGCCTCCCTGCAGGGTTACTTTACTCTGTTGCTGCCACTGAATCTGGTGGAGACCCATTCGCTCAATCCGGTGCCGGGGCCAAAGGGCTATTCCAGTTCATGCCTGGAACGGCAAAGGATATGGGGCTGAAAGGCCGTGATGTTTACGATCCTCACAAATCGGCAGAGGCCGCGGCAAAATATCTCCGTTATCTTCAGGATGCAACCGGCGGGGATCTGGAAGCCACATTAGCTTCGTATAACTGGGGATTGGGGAACGTTAAGAAGAAAGGTCTCAGCAATATGCCTGAGGAGACCCGGAATTATGTTCCTAAAGTCATGGCTGGGATGCGGCCGGGGGCGGGGATGGCGGTTGACCGTGAAATGCCAGGGCAATCAGGTGCAACCTATCAGTTCTATGGTACCAAAATTACTACCCAGGCGCAGACCGTGGAGCAACTCACCAGCGATATCAAAAAGCACGGCGATAATCGTGTGATGCTCCTGGCTGGCTATTCAGGACAATAACCATGTCGTTCTCTTTAAATGTCTCGACAGTGCTCTCTGCCATTCAGGGCGGGAGCCTGTTATCAATACTCAACAGCGCATTATCCCCAACTTATAAAATCACCTATAACACCGTCGATGAGTCATTATTGACCGTGGCTGCCGGGCAGGAGGTTTTCTCTCCTTCCGGTTGGGTAAACGTTGATAGGTCTGGTGATGCGATGGTGACGAAAGGTCCGGTAGAGAAGGGCCAGTATTCGTCCTATAACAAGGTCAGACAACCTTCAGAGCTCCGGATCATCTTTGCCCTTGAAGGATGGACTGCTTTCTCTGGTGCTCTTCCTAACCTGACGAATTTCTCACTTCTTAGCCGAAGCAATTTCATTCAAAAACTGGATGAGATGAAAAATACGGCCAGTACCTTTGATATTGAAACGCCGGATACGGTGTATTACGGGTACGACTTGACCCACTTTGACTATTTTGTTGGTCCGTATCGCGGGCAAACAATGCTTATGGCGAATTGCACGTTTGAAGAGATCATGAACGGCGGGGAAGTCATGCTAACTAATGCAGTGATCGAAAAACCGCCGACCAACAACAAAAAAACGAATAATGGTGGTGCCGCATCGACTGATATAATCACCGGTTCGACTAAAGAAGTTTCATTGAGCGACGTTAAAAATGCCTGGTCCAGTGCTAACTCGTCTTTATCAAGCGCTCTACAGTCCACAGGGGGCGCGATAGTCTCCAATGTTAATTCTGCTGCTGAGTCTGTATCTCAGGTATGGGACAGCACATCTACGGCGGTATCAAAGCAGATAAAAAGTACGGTCTCAGATTTTCTGGAAAAGGTAATGTGAAATGCAGGAGATAAGTTTAAAACCTTCTCTCTCGCAGAAGGTTTATGTCACGCTTGGTGGTCAGAATTGCGCTATTAAACTTCATCAGCGTTCTACTGGTTTTTATGCTGACCTTTATGTTGATGAAAAGCCTGTTATGCAGGGGGTTCTGTGCCTGAACTGTACTTACCTTGTCAGATATAAATATTTAGGCTTCAGCGGTGATCTTATCTTTGTTGATACAAAAGGGGATTCCGATCCTTCTTATGATGAGATTGGAACCCGATTCCGTTTGTATTACGCAACAAGTAGTGAGGTTGGAAGATGAGTTATAAGCAGAGGGAATTAACGGTATCTTTCACGCTGGCAAATGGAACGTTTGACGGGGATGTTGGTAATACGCTAACGGTTAAAGGTTTTAAATGCGAAGCGGCTATCTCTGCTTTTGGTGGGGCAACGGGAACGATACTGGAGCTCAGTCTTTGGGGGCTTTCTCTGGTTAATATGGCTAAGCTGACCACTAACGCACAAAAGATAATTGCTGAAGAGCAGAATGCTATCAGGGTATATGCTGGTGATGATCGTGTTTTTTCCGGATCAATTACTTCAGCCAGAATCAATCTTAACCAGATGCCGGATGCTCCGATTGAGATAACCGCAGCCGCGGCAGGTAGAGAGCGCCTGATTCCTTGTGAGCCAACTTCTATCCGTGGCGACGTGTCTGTTGCCGACATGATTAGGGCATTGGCATTCAAGGTTGGGCTGAAATTCATAAATGTGGATGTTAAAAGTACTGAAAGAAATCCGGCCTATAAAGGAAATGCAATAAAACAGATACTGGAGATAGCCTCAGCACATAATATTACTGCAAATATTGACTTTGGGACGGTAACAATTTACACAGGGAAAAATCCATCCGACTCAGTAGTGCCTTTAATTTCTCCAGAGCATGGGCTTATCGGATATCCAATATTTTATGATATGGGTATAAATTTCAGATGTATATATTCACCAGTGTTAAAGTTGAATACCAAAATAATTCTTGAAACTATGCTGCCTCATGCTAGTGGAGAATGGATAATTCAGGCCGGAACAACTCATTATCTATCGTGTAAGATACCTGGTGGTTTATGGGAAACATTCGTTGTAGCAGCTCCCGGCTATCTAATCGAAGAGGATGTAAATGTTAACGAACCAAAGTCCTGAGAGTGTCTCTTGTCAGGGGAATACCATTGCGGTATTACTTTCCTCTATATTAAAGGGGTTCTCATTTATTGATATAGTATTGGTAAAGGAGCTAGAAGGTGACACCCTGACGGTACTTCCCCTTGTAAATGATGTAGATGTATCAGGTAGAACAATCGCTAATCAGAATGTATACCAGATACCATATCTCAGGTTACAAGCAGGAAGCAGCGCAATAAAAATGGAACCAAGAGTTGGTGATATAGGGCTTGTTGCTATTTGTGACAAAGATACTACTAATGTCAGAGATACCAGTAAAGGTGGACCATCACCGACTCGAAGACGGCACTCTTACGCTGATGCAGTGTATCTGACTGCAATTGCCAGCCTGAACGGAGAGCCTACCGAATTCGCGGAATTTACTGGTGATGGCATTAACATCAAAAGCCCCGGAGTGGTGAGCATTAATGGTGTGAAAATCCATCCTGACGGTAAACTTCAGTTGGTTGACGGTTCGATCGTTGATGGTCATGACCATGGCGGGGTAGAATCAGGGGGAAGCCGAACCGATCCTATGGAACCGTGATGAAAAAATTAATAGTCATTTCAGCCTTTATTATTTTTTCCTTATCTCCTCCTGCTATGTCAAAGCAGATAACATCGCATTTAAAGATGGTTGATGGTCATATTAATGGAACCCTCAAAGCAAATGATGACGAGCCGATATGGTTTGGAATCTTTGAATATGACTTTTTAGGAAGTCAGCACCTAACCTGTCGAATGGACTCTATGCATACCTCCGGAGATGTGCCGGATAGATTGACGTCAGTAAATTATCGTTGCCAAAATGGGTTCTCTGTCCAGTTATCAAAAAAAGAAAATGATAGGTATGCTACTTTAAGCCTTCAAAACATAAACTTTGAAAATGGAGAGGAGATTTCGTTAGGTAGTTACAAGGTTACATCATCAATTCCCTTAATGATGATTGAAAATAATAAATATAATGATGATCTGTTCAATAAGAAAAATGCGGAAAGAGAGCATGGGTAAAGGAAAATACTGTTGACGTTTTTTCCGCTTGCGACATTATTATGTCATCACATCTTCTGGCTTATCAAATGGTTAATGCTGGCAGCCAAAATAATAGTGTAGGCAAGAGTCAGATAAGGTCTTCGCTGTCAAAACTCTACCCCAAAAATGCGGATGAAATGGCACAAGCTTTTATAAATTTTCACTCTGGTGATAAAGAGCCCTTCGGGATTCCGCTTACATTTGGATTGAAGGGGCGGATGATTAAAATGTGCACTGATAATCCTAGCGATTATATTCCTGAGTTTGGAACATTGGTAATGTCAGGTAAAATATTTAGATAGAAAAAACCACCTTCTAAATCCACTGCAATGAAACAGCAGACCTCGCTCCGGCGGGGTTTTTTTATGGGTGAAATTCATGAAAACCACCTCTTTACTACTCGACCCTGAAACATGGGATCTCGTCGTTGATGATCTTGGAAATATTGCCACGGTGGACAACCCCTACGCTTGCGCTCAGGACGCTGCAACGGCATGCCTCGCTATCCGAGGAGAGTGTATTTACGAAAAGGATACCGGTGTTAATTACAAAGAACTTCTGAACGTTAAGGCCAGTACAGGTGCAATGGCCGCAGCACTTCAAATCGAAGCACTGCGAATGGACTACATCGCCCAGGCAGAAGCGACTTTGGTTAACGACCGCAATACTCGTCGAACATCCGGAGTAATCGCCATCGTCGATACTAACGGACTAATTTCAAACATCGCACTGTGAGGGGAAAATGACCACAATTTCTACCGCGGTACCATCGGTAACCTTCTCTACAAGCGGGCTGGATGTTCCTGATGAAGGCGATATCCTCGCGGGTCGCCAGGCTGACATTAGTTCTGCATTCGGTTCCGCGCTAAGTAACAACTTAAAAACCCCACAGGGACAACTTGCAGTAAGCGACACTGCCATTATCGCCGACAAAAACGATCAGTTACTGGCCGTCGTGAATAACATGAACCCTGATTTTTCTTCCGGGCGATTTCAGGATGGGATCGGACGCATTTATTTAATCGACAGAATCGCTGCAGTTGGTACGGTTGTAACGGCTACCTGTTCCGGTGCTGTTGGAACTCTCATCCCGGCAGGTTCCTATGCAACGGATAACAACGGCTACATGTATGTTTCGCTTGCCGACGGAACGATCGGAGCAGACGGGACAGTTAAAATTGAATTCCAGAACCTGACCACTGGCCCTATTGCCTGCCCGATTGGCTCCCTGACAAATATCTATGTTGCGGTGAGTGGCTGGTCGAGTATCACGAATGAGACCGCAGGTGTTGCGGGTTCGGACGTTGAGAGCCGTGCAGCATTTGAATATCGACGTCGGCAGTCTGTTGCCCGTAATGCTTTCAACACTGCCGCCGCCGTGCGCGCGCAGATTCTGGAGGTAGAGGGCGTTCTGGATGCGTATGTTATCGACAACAAGGAGCCTAACCCCGTAAATAAAGGCTCTACGAACTACCCCCTTCTTGCCAGCTCTATTTATATCGGCGTTTACGGTGGTTCTGCTGAGGATATCGCGGCCGCCATAAACAAAAAACTCCCACCTGGCACTGTCATGAATGGTGATACCACTGGCACGGTATACGACACGGAAAACTACGATGCGCCGTATCCGGATTACACCTACAAATGGAAAACACTGGATGCTGTCAGTGTTCATATCAAAGTTGAGTATGAGGCTAACGACGGACTTCCGTCAGATATTAATGATCAGATTAAAAAAGCTGTACTGAATGCATTTACGGGCGCGGACGGCGGTACGCGTGCGCGCTGTGGAGCCCGGATTTATGGAAGCCGGTTTATCGGTCCGATTCAGGCGCTAGATGATCAGAACATGAACGTTCTTTCGGTACAGGTCTCTCTCGATGGGACAACGTGGTCCAGCGCCCTGACCATCGGTATTGATCAGGAGCCTACGCTCGACGAAACAAACATTATCACGGAGGCAGTCAGTGAATAATGTTGAATGGACTATCTACGCGGAGTACGTCAACTCTGAGCGGCTAAGGTCGCTTATTGATACCTTCAATGCTTCTGTCGCGCCAGAGGACTGGATAGACACTTTCTACGACATTGTTTTCAACATTGAGACCTGCGAGGACTACGGGCTGATGTGTTGGGGGAAAATTGTTGATGTGAGCCGGTTGCTTACGGTGACGCCATCACAACAATATTTCGGTTTCGGGGAAGCAACCAGCACCCCGGCAGAACTTACTGATCCCCGGCCATTTAACCAGGCACCATTTTATACCGGTGCGCAGGACACAAACACGGTTGTTCTGACCAATGACGCTTACCGAAAACTCATCATGTGTAAGGCCATGGCAAATATAACGGACTGCACCGTTCCCGTGATGAATCGCATGCTGATGTACATGTTTAGTGAGAGTGGCCGGGCTTATGTTCGCGATGATGGCAACCATGTAATGAGCTACGTCTTTGAATTTGCTCTTTCTGAGTCGGAGCTGGCTATTGTGCAAAGCTCGGGTGCGCTTCCATCCCCGCCAGGGGTAAAAGTTAATATTGTTCAGGAGGTTTGAATTGAACAATTCAGCCATACCATCGAGTCTGTCGGTGGTTTTTTCTGTTGATGGTGACAAGAATACAATACCGACAAATGCTACATCGGATACCCTCTCTCAGGGGTTGGCAGCGATGGACTCCGGTTTTCCACCTTTAACCCGAACAGCGCTTTCTGCTGGTGGAAAACCACCACAGGGACAGGATTTCAATGGAATATTTAACGATGTTTATACCCGCTTACAGTGGTGTGGCGCGGGAATGGGGTACCCATTTAATGCTTCATTCAGCGCAGCGATATCAGGTTACCCAAAAGGGGCGCTCATTCCTTCATCTGATCTTTCTGGTCAATGGCTAAACCTAAACAATGGTAATAACACGCCACCAGAATCCTCAGTAGGCGCTACAACAGGATGGGTTCCGCAAAACAACTATGGTATTACCCAAATTACCGGCTTGGCCGGAAGCAGCATCACAATGTCTTCATTGCAGGCTGCGAAGGACAGGATCATTCTTACAGGCACGCTGACCGCCAATATCAATCTTACTTTCCCTGCATGGATCAAAAGCTGGGTGGTTCATAACAACTGCACAGGGAATTTCTCTGTTACTTGTAAAACCGCATCAGGTAATGGTGTCGTCGTCATTCCTGGCCTTGTGAGTCGTATATTTTGTGATGGCGTCAATATCACTGATGAAACCATGTCCACGCAGACAGATCTGGTCGGTAGTGTAGTCGGTTTTGCTGTTAATAAAGCTCCTACTGGTTGGTTAGCCGCCAGTGGGCAGGCTGTAAGCCGGAATGTTTATGCTCGTCTTTTCTCCAGAATTGGGACGACGTGGGGAGCTGGTGACGGCTCAACAACCTTTAATCTTCCGGATGCGCGGGCGGAGTTCATTCGTGGCTGGGATAATGGGCGTGGTGTAGATACTGGCCGTGTTTTTGGTAGCCAGCAATCTGCTTCTTCGCTTTCACCATTTGTTGGGAGTGCCAGTGGCACTACTCAGGTTTATGGCGTTGGAATTAGAAATGCTGAATACGCAAGCACCGAAAGCGGATACCAGACATATAAAATTCAGTCTGGTAGCGAAGGTCCTATCGGAACTAACTTCATGGCAGTCAGGCCAAGGAATATCGCATTGCTGTACTGCATCAAATACTAAACCTCCGAATTTCTATTTTTTCACAGGATCCGCTATGGCTGTTACCGATACACAGCAGGCAGCGCAGTTTTCTGCGGATGCCGCAGTTAGTGCCGCCGAGGCAAAACAATATCTTATTGAAGTGGAGCAGGGATATCAGGATATCAGTAAAGCATCTCAGGAAGCCGTGGATGCAGCAGCCGCAGCCGCAGTATCAGAACAAAATTCATCTGCGTCAGAAACATCAGCAGCCCAATCAGCAGAAGATGCCATATCTGCAAAAAATGATGCTGAGGCTGCTGCTGGCAGTGCTTCCGAGTATGCTGAAAATAAATTCACGTTTTATAAGACAGCTGATGATCCTGATGGAACGATCGCTGGCCTTGCTGCTACTGTCAGCGGGCAGTCGTTCCGTGTCGCGCAGGGGGTAGATGCTACTGATGCGTTCATTATCTATCAGAACGATAATGGCGTAGCTGTAGCTCAGGCCTCTCAGCCAGGTACAGCAGCTGTAACCAGTACTGTTCGTGAATATACTTCACTCCAGTTGGCTCAGACAGATGCAGCGGCAGGGAATATTCTGGATGGGTCTAAATGCTGGGTAACAAATGCAAATGATGCCTCTCTGGCAGATGAATACCTCAATAATGGCGGTACTCTTGTTCCTACCGGGAGAGCCATGCCGTCACAAATGGCTGTTGATAAAGCAGCCAACTCAGCACAACTTGCAGGTGTAACAGTTGAAGAGCCGATTTACGATGAAGAGGGAGTAGAGATCGTTCACGCGCTTGCTGATGCTGACGGAAAAGCACCGCTGACCACCAACCGGCTGGGGGCTGTAGGTTTAGCAAGGGCAGAGGTTGCAGCTCTTGGCGGGAATGCGGTGCCGTGGGCGATTACAGATTCTCGCCGTATTCCTTATATCTCTGGTACGCCAATGGGCGGCGTACAAATTGGTAATGTTGAGATCGTAGAAATTCCGGGGCCACCGGGTATTGTCTTTTGCGATGCTAATTACATCCCGATGGCCTGTACGCCCGGATTCGACAGTGATCAGGATATTCCTGTCATTGGCGGTTCTGGCAACATCCCGGAGACGCCAGTAATTCCGATTTATCTTCGTGACTGGAACGGCGTGAGGTCGCAGGGCCAGTCTCTGTCTATTGGTGAAATGCCTCCGGCATCAGCGGCGGCTAACCCACCACTTTCAACCACTCAGCCATACGGGAATCTGGGGTTCAGTTCAAATAACAACAGCTATTCCTCAGCAACGGATACAGCCGTTCCCCTG